GACCGCACCTGCTCGGATGACCCCCTGTTCCAGTTCGAGAACTACACCCGCACCGCCCAGATCCTCGCCGACACCATCGCCGAGGCAATGATGTGGGCAGTAGATAAGCCGATGACCCCCACCCTGGTCAAAGACATCATCGAAACAGTCAACGCCAAGGGCCGCGAGCTGGTCACCCTCGGTTACCTCATCGGCTTCAACTGCTGGTACAACGAGGAGGTCAACGACAAAGACACCCTCAAGGCGGGCAAGCTCTACATCGACTACGACTACACCCCCGTGCCGCCGCTTGAAAACCTCATGTTCCAGCAGCGCATCACCGACCGCTATCTGGTCGACTTTGCCGCCCGCGTGGCCGCAGCATAAGGAGCATCAACCATGGCACTGCCTCGCAAACTCAAACACCTCAACCAGTTCCTCGATGGCGAGAACTGGATCGGCGTAGCCGAAGAGTACACCCCGGCCAAACTGGCGATGAAACTCGAAGCCTATCGCGGCGGCGGCATGCCGGGGGCCGCCCATATCAACATGGGCCTCGAAGATGACGCCCTCGATACCGAGTTCACCTTCGGCGGCTACGAAGCAGCCCTGTTCAAAAAGCAGCATCAGGCCAAGATTGACGGCGTCATGCTCCGCTTTGCGGGCTCCTTCCAACGGGACGACACAGGCCAAGTCTCTCAGGTCGAGATTGTCCAGCGCGGCCGCATCCAGCAGCTCGATGGCGGCACCCTCAAGACCGGAGACAACTCCCAGCAAAAAGCCACCATGAAAAACACCTACTACAAGGTGACCGTCGCCGGTGAAGAACTGGTCGAGATCGACCTCATCAACATGATCTGGAAAGTCGGTGGCGTCGACCTGATGGAAGAACACCGCAAGGCCATAGGCCTCTAATCAACCCAACCACATCCGGGCGGCATGGCCGCCCGTTACTACATAGCGAACAGGAAAAACACCATGAACAAGCCTCCAGTAACCCTCGACACCCCCATCCAGCGCGGCGAAACCACCATCACCGAGATCAACGTGCGTAAACCGCAATCCGGCGAACTGCGCGGCCTCAACCTGACCGACATCCTGCAGATGGATGTCAACGCCATCACCAAGCTGCTGCCGCGCATTACCACCCCGGCACTGACAGAAGCTGAAGCCAGCACCCTCGATCCGGCTGACCTGATGCAGCTGGGACAGGAGGTGGCCGCTTTTTTGGTACCCAAGAAAATGGCCTACCTCACTGCGTAGACGACCTGATGGCCGACTTGGCCATCATCGCCCACTGGCCGCCGTCTGAAATGGCGGCCATGGAGCTCGACGAGCTGATGGGCTGGCACCAACGCCTTGTTGAGCGATACAACCAAATCAACGGGGCAGACGAATCATGAGCACCCTCAAGTTACAAATCCTGCTCGGGGCGGTGGACAAACTCACCGCCCCCCTCAAGGCCGTCACCGGCCAAAGCCGCATCACCGCCAAAGACCTCGCCGACACCAAAGCCAAAGTCCGCGATCTGGAAAAACAGAGCGGCCAGATTGACGGCTATCGCACCCTCGGCAAACAGATCGGCGCCACCCGGGCAGAGCTGACTCAAGCGCAGCAAACCGCCCAGCGCATGGCCCGCGAACTGGCAGCGACCAGCAACCCGACCAAAGCCATGACCCGCGATCTGGAAAAGGCCAAGGTGGCAGTGCGTGACCTCACCAGCAAAGAGCGGGAAATGGTCAGCCGCCACGGCGCCATGAAAACCGCCATGCAGCAGGCGGGCATCAACACCAAGCAACTCAGCCAGCACCAGCGCCAACTCAAGACTGATCTGGCCGCCACCACTGCCCAGCTGGAGCAGCAACGCAACAAGCTGGCCCAGGTCGGCGCCCAGCAAAAGCGCCTCGCCCAGGTCAAAGCCAACTACCGCCAGACCCAAGAACTGCGCGGACAGATTGCTGGTCACGGAGCTGCGGCACTGGCCACCGGAACAGCTATGGGCATGACCACCCTCAAGCCGGTGATCGAATTCGCCAAGGCAGAAACATCCGTTGTTGACCTCAAGGTGTCGATGATGGGTAAAGGGGGACAACTCAGAAAAGAGTTCCAAGCAATCAGCGATCTGGCAACCAAGTTGGGCAACAAGTTGCCGGGCACCACCGCTGATTTCCAGAACATGATGAGCACCCTGATCCAGCAAGGTATGAGCGCCAAAGCCATCTTGGGCGGACTGGGGCAGGCAACCGCCTATCTCGGCGTACAGCTCAAGATGCCATATGACCAAGCAGCCCTGTTTGCCGCCAAGCTGCAAGACGCCACAGGCACCACCGAGAAAGACATGATGGGCCTGATGGACACCATTCAGCGTTCGTTCTATCTCGGGGTTGATAGCAACAACATGCTCGGGGCATTCAGTGCCTTAACGCCTGCTCTCAGCGTGTTACGAAAGGCTGGGCTTGATGCAGCGAATACCTTGGCCCCCCTGATTGTAATGGCCGATCAGGCGGCTCTAAGCGGTGAATCAGCCGGTAACGCCTACCGCAAGATTTTTCAGCTCAGCATGAACAGCAAGAAAATTCAGAAGGCAACCAAGGGAACAGGGCTGAATCTGAACTTTACCGATGGCAAGGGGGAGTTTGGCGGGTTGGAACAGATGTATTCCCAGTTGGCAAAGATGAAAAACCTGAGCACGGAAAAGCGCCTGCAGGTGCTCAAGGATATCTATGGCGATGACAAGGAGACCCTGCAAGCACTCGACATCATGATCAAGAAGGGCATAGCAGGGTATCGGGAAACCCAGAAGAAAATGGCAGACCAAGCAGCCCTGCAAGAGCGGGTCAATGCCCAGCTGGGCACCCTGAGTAACCTGTGGGATGCGGCCACCGGAACCTTCACCAACGCCATGGTCAACTTCGGGGAGGCCATCAGCCCGGAGCTTAAATCGGTTACCGAATGGGTAGCTGACCTATCTGAACGCCTCGGTAACTGGTCAAAGCGAAACCCTGAGCTGTCAAATACCTTGATGCGGGTTGCCGGTTTCACATCAGTAGCCGCCATTGCCTTCGGTGGGTTGTCGCTGGCCGTTGCCGCAATCTTGGGGCCAATGGCCATCATGAAACTGACCTTTGGGGTACTGGGGATTAAAGGAACCCTGCTGGGCAAGGTGATCTCCGGATTACTTGCCCCGCTCAAGTGGCTAACCATGGGCTTTGTAAAACTGGGGCTTGCCATCCTCACCACCCCCATCGGCTGGATTATCGCGGGCATTGCCGCCATCGCTGCCGGCGCTTACCTCATCTACAAGAATTGGGACCAGCTCGGGCCGTGGTTCAAATCCACCTGGGAGCAATGCAAAACGGCCACCGGTGAATTCTGGGACTACCTGACCACCCTGCCATCCAGGGCGCTCAACGCGGGTAAAGCCATCATCGACGGCCTGATCGGCGGTATCTCGGCCAAATGGGAAGAGCTAAAGGCCAAGGTGAAATCCATTACCGACATCCTGCCGGACTGGATGAAAGGGGGATCGGCCGTCACGGCCACCGTTCGGCAATCAGGTTACCTGACGGGCAACTATAACCAGCCAGCCATGGCCACCGGATACGGGCCGACCATGTACCAACCGCCCAAGCTGGCAACAGCCAGAGGGGGCGGGACAACCCAGATTCACGCCCCCATCAGCATCGTGCAACAACCGGGGCAATCCGGCGCCGATGTGGCGCAAGAGGTCAGCCGTGAACTGGACCGCCGCGAACGGATGGCATCTGCCCGCACCCGCGCCAGCCTGCGCGACACCAACTAAGGAGGCACCACCATGATGATGACCTTGGGCTGGTTCGTGTTCCAGCGCTCCACCTTCGCCCCCCAGTCACAACAGGATGATCGCGCATGGCGCCACCCGGGCAACCCTCGGGTCGGCGCCCGTCCGTCATACCAGTACACTGGGCCGGATGATGAAACCACCGTGCTATCCGGCACCCTCTACCCTGAACTGACGGGCGGGCCGGTCACCCTCGACCTGCTCCATGAAATGGCAGACACCGGCAAAGCCTTCCCCCTGATCCAGGGGGATGGCGTGATGCGGGGCTATTTCGTCATCGTGAGCACCAGCGTCACCCGCTCCGAATTTTTCTCGGACGGAGCCGCCCGAAAGCTGGATTTCACAATGAACCTCAAGCGGGTGGACGACGACGAAAACACCCTGGGCAACAAGCTGCTGGGCCGCGCCATCGGTGGTATAGCCAGCCGCCTTGGCATCAGCAACATCGTCGGAACCATCGGCAACAAGATCGGGGGCCTGCTGTGAGCCTGACAGATAACGTGGTGACGGCGGTCACCAGCACCCTGACCAGCCAGCTGGGGCAATTCAGCATCACCGGGGCCGATCATCAGGCCCCGGCTTACCAGCTGCTGATCGACGGCAAGGACGTATCCGCCACCATCAGACCCCGCCTGATGAGCCTCAACATCACCGACAATCGCGGGTTTGAAGCCGACACCATCGACATCGAACTCGACGACAGCGACGGCAAGCTGGCGATGCCGCGCCGTGGCGCCAGACTGCGCGTCATGATCGGCTGGCAGGGCCACCCGCTGGTTGATAAGGGGGAATACACCATCGACGAGGTGGAGCACACCGGCACCCCGGACAAGCTCTCCATCAGGGGCAAATCTGCCGATCTGCGCGGCAACCTCAACAAGCTGCGCCAGACCAGC